ATTGTCAGTCCATAAGACCTTTCCATTGCCTAAGTATTGGCGTTGTTTCTTAGCCTCTCTTTCTTCTTTTGACTGTGCTACATATACGCTCGTATTGTTTCCGTATCGTGTTTCATCGTTTACAGCCATTGTAAGATTGACGTATACTGCGCCCTCTTTCCCAGCGATAAATTTCTCCTTAGGGAGTTTATCTACTCTTAAATTAAAGTTTATTAATGCACTCATAGTTTATTTATTTTAGTTTATTTATTTGTTTATTTATATTAATCATAAGGTTTTGTATTCTGTTTTGGGTTTCTTAAAACTCTCGCTTTCATCCTCGCCAAACACTCCTAACTCATAGAAGCCAGTTAGTTTAAGCACAGCTCTACTCATTGCTCGTTTCTCTGCCATCTCTGCAACATACCAAGAGTTAGTGTTTCCGTCTTTGTAGCTCTCTCCTTTTAACGCACTACCAAAGGTTTCAATGCTTTTACCATCCTTACTTGCAAGTGCTTTAAATACTGCATAGTTAGGCTCACATCTAATTACTTCATAGTTTACTACCATTTGTTCTAAGGCTTGTATTTTGTCAATACCTTGTCTTGTAATGATCGTGTAGTGCTGGTGCTTAAAAAAGTCCGATTTGTCTAAGTTATATTTTTCATAAAGTTCTTTTAGTTTATCTCTATTCATTGTTCTGTGTTTAAGTGTTCTATTTCTATTATTTGTTCTAAGTATTTTACTCGTCTTTCTAAGGCTTCTATTCGTGCGTTTAGAAAATCTATTGTTTCTGTGCTTCTTGCCCTTTTAACGTCTTGATAATGTGTCATCTTATAAATCTTTAAACATTACAAAAGGGTTGTCTACACCTATAACAAATTTAATATCCAAAATAGTACTGTATCTAAGATTGTGTATTAAACTTTCTTCTTCTAAATCGTTTGAAATAGATGCAATAATATCTGGATATTTAAGATTAACTCTGCTTAGTTCTTCAGAGTATTGAGGCTTAAGCCTATCAAGTAAGGAAATCATTTTATATGTCATTGTCTTTGTTTTAAGTTTTCACAAAGCTACAAAAAAAAATTTAATAAACAAAATGTAAACACTTAAGCAACAAAAAAACCACCCTTTACAGAGTGGCTCAATTGGGCTGGTTAGCCATAAAACAAAAACATAGAATATTAAGCAAAGGTAAGTATTATATATATATCTTAAAAGTTTTGATGCTTTTTTATTTCATTTAATTTGTCGTTAAATTCTTCATATATTTCTCGCCAATCTGCATCTGTGTACTTTACGACACTTCTTGAGGTCTGTAATAGTTCTTGTGATAGTTCTTGCCCCAAAGCTATACTGTATTCGTACTGCCTACCATATTCAAACCGATTGCACTTTCGGCACTGTAAATTGACGTTCCTTTCGTCATATCTCGTGATCAAATACTTTCTACTTATAAAGTGTCCAGCATCACTTTCAGAGAAATGTATTGTTTTACCACAGCTTATACAATTACAATAACCAGTTTTGTTGTCTACATCTCTGCGCCTTATGTATTCGTGAAACACTTTATCTATCTTATTCTTCCAGTATTTTTGTGTTTTTTTAGGCATTGCCCCAAATTAGAATAGACCGCAGAAGTCATTATTTTATTATAACTGTTTTTGTTTCCCTTTCTTTATCTGTTTATGTTTCCCTAAATATATATATATTTAAGCATACCATAATTCTATAATAAAAAGTTCAAAGTTATTAATTAAATTTAAGAAAAAAAAACAGAATACTACTTTTTCCAGTTCTTAGTAATTTTCTCAGCAGAACGCATACCAAAATAACCACCATAAACAAGTAGTAATAAAGAAGAAAGTAAGTCAATCCAATTAGCGTCTATTTTAAAGCCTTGTAGTGAACTATCTAAAATTATGTATATAAATAGTGTAAGCGTTAAAAAGGCAAGTGTAAGGGGTCTTATATTGCGTGTAAGATAGCTGTCAGTGGCGTTGTCGCTTACCCAACGCTTTGTAGTTTCTTCAATCTCTTTGTTTTGTTGCTCGTGTATTAATTGCTGAAGTTTTATCTTGTCCTCTGTCGATATATCGGACTTAGTTATTTCTTTGATCGCTTCGCTTGGAGATATAACGCCCTCAAGCACATTACCTAAAGCTGGGTTAATTACCTTTGCAGCACCAAGTAAAAGCTTACCTACTGTCGTGTCTTTAAACTTCTTTTTAGGCATTGTTGTTTTTTCTAAAATCCCATCGTGCTTCTGTTCCTCTAATGTCTATGTGTGTAAAGGTGTCATACCTACCTAAGCCACCACATTTTATAAACCCACCTTGTTGTAATTTCTCAATGGCATTTGCAACCTCGTCTGGCGTAAAGTTTTTTACTACTATGTCAGCAGCTTTTCCTTGCAAGTGTTGTGATTTTAATGTGCCACCATTTATACCATTCCAAGCTTCACACCTATAAGCACTATTTATTTTTATAGGCTCTTGTAATTCATCCCTAACAATTTGTAGATTTTCTGCGAGTTCTTTGATGTTTCTATATATATCATCTGAAAGCCTACAATAACACCCCTCAAGATTGCCTTTGCACTCAAACTCGCTTAGATTAAAGTTCTTTGTCAGCTTCATTCTTTTTCTTGTATGTTGCGTATATCTTTTGAATTGTATAAACAATAGAAGCCAAAAGAAGTATGATCTTAAGGCTATTTTCCACAGCGGTAAAGCTAATTCCCAAAGTAATTAGATTAAATAAGTACAATCTCACGTCTTGCAAATTCATAACATTAAGCCTTTTAAAAAAGCATTCCATTTAGCAATAAGATAAAATTGCAAGTTTTCTATTTTGTCTGCTAAGTATCTAAGTCCTTTTACCATTACATTTTATTTGTTTGATAGTCCACACCATAAAAACTGTGTACTCCGTTTCCATCTATATTACCTACTGCATTTGACTTCCAGCCATAAGGGTGTTCATCTAAGCCTACCCACATAACATCTAAGTGGTACTTGTTGCTAAGTACTGGTGCTTTTATTTCTTCGCCTTCTTCGTCATATTCGCCTTGCTCTAAAATAATATTACCTAATTTAACTACAGCGTGTGAGTGTGTAGGGTACTCGTTACCTTGTTCGTCTTTATCTACTCCTAAAGCTTTTATTTTAGCCTCAGCAGTTTCTTTATCTTTAAATTCGTATTTTCCTATTTTCATAATTATGTTGTTAAACAAGTTAGTTCTGCGTCTGTTAATGCTTCTTTATATACTGCAAGGCATTTTATTTTTCCGTTAAATTCGAATTGGTCGCCTCTATTTGTTTCAAAAACAAACATTCCGCTGGGCATAGTACCAGATGTGTCTGTTGCTACTTCACTACCATTAAACCAAAGTGCCATATCATTAGCCTTATATTTTAAAGCGATTTTATTATACTGTGTCAAATCTGGTGCTGTATAGGACAATGTTGCTTGTTGCCCCCCACCATCAACAACAAACCCTTTTATAACATTGCTTGTTTCATCCCATTCTAAACAAACCCTATTGCTTATTGAGTTGTCCGTTAAAGCTATGTTTCTTGTAGTTCCATCGTTAGCAAGTGCAGCCGCTTCCACATATAAAACACCCTCTGACGAGTTTATAAATTCCAATAAACCACCACTTATAGCTGACGAAGAACTTGTCCTTGTTACTGTTCCACTTGTCGTTGGTATGTAAGAAGTGGCGTAAGATAAAGCTTCAATTTGTGCATTTGTAACAGATCCACTAACTGTACAAGTTAATGTTCCACTTGAGGGCGTAAAACTTAAACTAACCCTATTATTAGCACCAGTACCATTAATTGTCGCACTATGTGTACCACTTAAAGTAATTGAGCCAGTGCCATAAAATGAAACAGTATGACTTGCAGCAGTTGTAGTAACGCCTTGTGTTGATAAAGTAGCTGAATTTAAAAATAAATTAGTTGATTGTGGCTCAAACAAAATATGTCCTACTCCACCAGTATAGTCAATTCTTGGTAACGCAGCATCAACAGTTTCTACATTTCCACTCTCGTTTACCCTTGTTTTATTAGAACGAGTTTGAGTTGTAAAGTCGGCTTTTGATATTTTTTTCACAATTACATTATCTACCGAGCCAACAAAAGCTGGGTTTTTTCCACCTGGGTTTACTCTAATAGATACAGCAGTATTTCCATTAGCTCTTATTATTTCTGTGTAAGTACCAGCCTCAGTTCTGTTTGTGCCATAAGCATCTGAGCCACCACCAGTAAAACCTATGATACAAACACTGCCAGAGGTATAAGAAGTTATTGTATAAGTAACTTCATAATCTTGTAGGTTATTAAATGTTCCATCTATGGTTTGTGATAAAAGAGAAAAACCACTCTGTGATCCGTCAGAACTTGCAACCCCACCACTAATAGACCATCCATCTCCTTTAGTCCAGTTGCTGTCAGTAGCAAAATCTCCATTTACAATAGAGTTATCTCCAATTGTTTTTGGCGGTTTGACTGGAAATAAAGTGTTTTCCGCATAGGCGGTAGGTGTCAGTATTATACTTGCTTTACTTAATAGATTACTCATTATTCACAATTTTCTAAAGATGTTAATATTGCAGTTGTACCAGTAACATTCTCGTAATACGTTGCTCTGACTTGTAAAGCTGAGAGTAAATCTGGTATTTCACTTGTTACCGAAAGGTCGTAATAAACGCCACCCCAGCCATTTTCGTTTGGATTTCCCCACCAAGTTGTTTCGTAAATTTTTCCGTAACTCATATCATTATAACTTTTTTAATTTTACCCTCGCTTACTGTATAAGTACCAGGTATGCTTGTTATTACGTTTGTTGTATCGTCTGCAAATGTTTCTGTTATCTTAACCACTCCGCTTGGTGTTGTAATGCTGCAAACATCTGCGTTTCTTGTAGTTGAGCCAGAAGATAAGTTAGCAATATAGCTTGACAGCCCACTTTCTTCAAATTGTAAACCCCAAACAAGTACTGAACTACCATCTCCAGTGTAATCTGCATCAGATGTACCTTGTTGTAATTGCACAAAGTAACCGCTTGTGTGTGTTGCAGTTGCTGTGGCTGTTATACCTATTCTATACCAACCATTTGGATAAGTTTCAAATAGTTGTACATTTCCAGTAACAGCTTGAGTATCTAAGTTGAAAGAGCCGCTAACCCCCATAAAAGCACCAGCATTTATAAATATAAATCTATTGTCGCTTTGTTTTTTAACAAACAAACTTAGAGTATATTGAGTTCCACTTGTTGTAGATAGCACACCGCCAACATAAAATCTATGTCTACTGTTGTTTGTATCTTCTTTTAACTCCATAGCCTTTTTCTCTCCAGTAGGTGCTATTGAGTTATTATCTGTAAGTGTAGCACCAGTTAAAGTTTTACCAGTAGACAATTCAGAGTATTGTTGTGAGTTTGTGGCTGCTGCTTCTATAAGTAAATTAGGACAATCACTATTTAACCAATCAAGCCTTGGTACAGTTGTAGCAACAGTTTCTATAAGTCCATCGTTACGCACTCTTGTAGCTTCGCCAGTCCTTGCAAAAGTAAAGTCCCCAGTACCATCACTTGGCAATACAGAATAAACCTCTGTGGCTCTATATCCGCTTGGGATTAATGCTAAAATCGGATTACTCATTCTTTTTATTTTTTATCTCTTGCTTTTTTAAAGTTTCAAGAATATATTTTTTTAATTTACTAAGGTTTGTTTCTTTTACCTTGTATCTCATAGTACCCAGCCTTTAAAGGTTGTGTCTGTGTCTGGATCGATATCAGAATTACTATTTGTGTTGTACTCTGGGAACAAGTTATCGTTAAAACTAAGGTAATCAACTAATCTTGTAGAATAGTAGTTAGCGTATTCTCTCGCCTTAGATACTAAGTAATCTACTTCGTTTTTATCTACGTTCTGAGCGGTTTCGCTTGAGTGCTTAAACACACCACCATTTTTTATTTGATAAGCTGCAAAAGGTATGTAGTTCATTTGTGCAAACCATATCAAAGTAGGCTGTACATAAGTGTTTACTAAGCTTAAATAATTACCAGCCAAAGACCCAGCAACAATATCAGCACTTATCTTATTGTAGAGGTCTGTGCCTAACAAGTTTTGTATGTCGATTTGCTGTGCGACCTTAATAAATTGTATAAACTTATCTGTGTCTACATTGCCATCAATTATAGAGTTTTTAACTAAGTCCGTTCTGTTTATAAATAGTGCTGTTGCCATTAGTTCTTAAATCCTATTTTGTTCCAATATTCAGCGGTATAACCTTTATACTTCATATCCTTTGGTGCTACTGGTACTTTCTGAGCGTTTGCCTCTGGTTTAAAACCTCTTGACCTTGCTTCTGTGGTTGTGATCGCATCGCCTAAGCCTTTAGCACCATCCTTGCGCACATACGTCTTTCTAAGCCATTTGTGTTGGCATCTTGCACCGCCCTTATACAACCATATTGAATAAGTATCGCTACCGCCCTTACCAAAACCAGCATTGACTGCTTTTGTGTCCATTGAGATAATATCTTCCTTGCGGTAAACCTTTTTAGCATCTACCATCTTTTTACAGAATGGTCTTGAGTTTGCGCTGTATCTTTGTGGGCTGTACATATACCTTACTAAGAAAGTATTACCTTCTTCAGCTTCTTGTTTGCTTTCGCCATCTTGTTCGCTTTCTCTAAAAGGCTTTGCGCTACCAGTACTTACAAACTCCCATATTTTAGCAAGTGTGCTTTTTTCTTTCGGCTTGTTTAAGTCCGTTATAACCTCGTCTAAGCCATCTTCTTCGTCATAGTTTACCTCTCGCTCATCCATTACGTCAAAGTCGCTTAAAAGGTCTGTTTCGTCCTCTCCTAAGTCAATTAAGGCATCTGCTATATCGCTACCTAATTCCTTTGGCAAATCTTTGGCTAATTTTACGCCAGTTTCTTCTTCCCTTGTTTCTTCGTCCTCTACGTTTTCAAGGTCTGTAAACTCAAGCGGTTGTAAGGTCTTAAAGTATAGTTTTAAAGAGATATTATTAAAAGCTAATATACTATCAAAGGCATCTATTAAAAGGTGCTGAAATGGTCTAATAACTGTGTTATCCATAAGCACCGATGCAGTTTGTAGTTCATCTGCATTATTACCCAATCCAGTGCTGTCTTTAATTCCTAAAAGCATAGGACTTACAACTCGGTGTGCCACCATTATTTTCTTGCCACTCTCATCACTTAAGAATTGGTATTGGTTATGTGCATCACTTAATTGTATAGGCTCTATTGTAGCTTGGCTCTCTGCGTTATCATTGAACGCAAGTATAAACTTACCAGCGTTGCTTGAGCCACTAAATTTAGAGTATATGCGGTTTTCTAAGTTTTGGCGTTCCTCTGCGTTTGGTGTACCGTTGTTAAAATTAATCAACATCGATGGGGCTAAACCATTAAGGATGTTGTTTAAGTGATAGTTAGATATTTCTTCTTCTAACTCTGCGTACTGTAAACCACCTTGATAATCTGGGCTTGAATAGTACTTATAACCCGCTCTGTAAGGCTTTATGTAAATAATCTCAATACTCTCATTTGAATAGCCAAAAGCTGGTATGCGTTTTAGTTCTGTTCTTGGTTTTACATTACTCCAATCATCACTATAATAGTAGCCAGTTATTTCGCCTTTCTCGTTACACTTCTCTGCTCTTAAATTCTCTACTGGGATGTGTTCTACTTGTGCTATTGTTTTTCTATCCTTAGAGTAAATAACTTGTATTGAGCATTGACCCATAAGTTTTAAATCGTAACACAACTTGCGCACACAATCCTTTTTAAATAAAGTAATCATTTTAGCGTAAGCCTCTGGCTTTCTATTGCTGTCTAAAGCATCTAAGCCTTTTCCGTAAATCATTTGGCTAACACCATTGATTATGGCGTTGTTAGTAGGACTTCCGTTGTAGCGGTCTATTAGGTATTGGAAGTAATTATTATCGCTTCCATACGCTACCCATTGTTTGTTTGATTTCTCTACAATCTCTGGACTTGTGTAACTGCTTAAATTAACTATTCTTAAATCGTTCATAAAATAATATAATCGTTATCAAAGCTATTCTCTGTGGTGTATTCGCCACTATTTACAGAATAGTAATCGTTGTTAGCTTGGTTTATAGTTTGATCTGTGCAAAAAACTTTGTCTTTGTAAATTACAGCAGCACCATTCTTTACCTCAAGCATATAAAAATCGCCCTCAGTTAATGTACCGAAAGCTGCTACAAATGACATATAATTGCCATCTGTTGAAGCGGTAGGTGTTTTATTTATAGTTGCGCCAGTACTTTCACTTGTTAGGTTTATAGTAATTGCACCGCTTACAAATTGGCGTGGTATAACCTTAAAAGTTTTATCGCCATTAGTTCCTATAATCTTCATACTAATATATAAACAAAACTATTTTATTTTGCGTAAAAAAAATCCCTACATTTCTGTAAGGATGTTTGTATTTGTTTTTATACTTATCTTTTTATAAAGACAAGTCGTAAACCTTAGACCACTTCTCACGACCTAACCAATTATAAGCGGGTTTTTCTTCGTAGTTGTCTTTATTCACTTTCAAAGAGGATAGGTCTATTAATTTTTTAGGCTCGTAAGTATATTCTTCTTCTACTTGTAAGTCGTCCTCTATAAGCTTGTAGTGGGGGTCTACTGTTACACCATTAACTTGCAGCCAATAATGTAGATAACCGTTAGCCTTGCCCTCAACCATTACAACCTCGCTTTTTTCTTTTTTAGTTAGTTTAGAATAAGTCATATAGCAAGTAAACCAACATCTGTTTGAATATTCGTAGACCTTACCGCTTTCTACTAATTTGTTTATTTTTTCTAAGGTTGTCATAATTTTTTTTGTTTTACATTACAAATATACAAAACATTTATTGTTATAAACAAATTATAAACAAGTTTTTTTTAATTTTTTTTATTTCTTATCTGTTGGGCATAAAAAAAGCCTCTCAAAAAGAAAGGCTAATTTTAAACATAAATAAACTACTATGCTGGACTTATTGGTGTTACAGCACTTACGTCTGGCTCAGTACAGAAGAACGGAGGAAAAACCTCTGTTGCAACCGCAGTTAAAGTGAAGCCTTGCAAGTCCCCTGGGGCAGCCCCAGAAACAATTGTTCCCCCAGTGATTTCTGCGCCATTATCTCTACCCACTAACAAACGCTTAGTGTTCCCAGCACCATCTGGGTACAATTCTACAACGTAATGCGCACGACCTCTATTTAAGAGTTTAATTTCTTCTTGTGTCGCTACGTCTAAGTTTTGGAAAGTAACATTTAAAGTACTTTCGTAAAAAGTAGTACCGTTTTCTCTGCTTGATGTTACAGCAGTTTCTAAAGAACTTAAACCGCCCTTTACTTCAAACTTAAAGAACTCAGCAGAGTTGTCCGTTGGTAGTGTTATAGTACCACTGCTATCGCCTAAAGCAGCAATCGCAGCACTATAATCTAAGATGTAAATATTTTTAATTCCAGCAAAGGCGGTCTTACATCCAACCCCTCGACCTTTTGTTATTGCACAAGCCATATTTTTTTAGATTTAATAAAAAAGGGTAGGCAGTTTTGCCCACCCTCTTTATGTTGATTAATTTAATTTATTAAGAATAAAGTACGATGTCGCCTCTAACTCCGTATTGTACCCCAGCAGTGTAACGCATTACTACACGCACATTTTGAGATCCATCAAGGTCAGCCATATCAATTACTTTAACTTCGTTTCTGTCATCTAAAAGACCAGTTCCAAAGAACAAGTTTGACTTCTGAGCCAATATAGCCTTGTTGTTTGCCATACCTTTAGCTACAAAGATGTTGATACCTTCAAAAGATAAAGCACCACCATTGTACCACATTGTACCTCTACCATCAACACCATTGCTTCCAATAGTAGCAGCAAAGCCACCTAAAGCACGAATGTAAGCTTGTGCGATGTTTGAAGAAACGTAAAGCGTTAAATCTTCTTTTCCTAAGATAGTTGAAGGTGCAGCATCTACAATCTTCCCTAACTCAGCGATTACGTTAGCACTTGTTACAGTTCCTTCTGCAACGTCAGCACCACCATCAGCAGTTAGTAAAGCATCAAAGCCATCAAAGTTTCCTTCTCCTGAAGCACCACTCCAGATAGAAGTTTCAGTTGCATTAGCAACCTCAGCAGCTACTCTTGAAATAACATAGTCAGAAAATAAAGGAGGTAGTTGGTCAAAAGCACTAAAGCCCATTTGAGCAGCTTCCCAATCTGCGTGTAATTCTTTCTTACAGATTTGTAGGTTTACTTGTAGTTCAGCTGGTGTTAATACTTTCTCAGTCAATGTAAGACCAGAAGTAGTACTGTCAAAATCACAATCCGCAGAACGTACCAAGTTTGAAAAAGCACCTACTTTCATAGCAGCTTTATACTTGATGTTCGGTAAGATTGTTACAGCACCAGCGTCAAGCGTTGATGCAGATAATAGGGCAGCACCTAAGTACTTCCCAGCAAATTCTCCAGCATATGAACTGGATGTAATAGTCGGATTAGCCATTTAATTTAATTTTAGTTGTTAATTATTTTGTTCATTACTCTATCAAGTGTGCTTAATCTTCTTTTGTTAGCAAACTTAAAATTTTGTTTTGTTTGTACCTCTGGGTTAGCCTTGATTGGCTCTGCAGCTGGTTGGTTTAGTTCCTCTTGTACTTCTTCTGGTACTTCGCTTAACTTCTCGTGTTTAGCAAGTTCCTCAGTCATAAGGTTTCCAAGATCATCTGAACTCATTTCTTCCTTTGGCTCAAGCATAGCTTTGATTTCTTCAATCATTTCTTTAACTTCAGCTAATTCTCTTTTAGTAGCATACATTTCTTCTTCTTCTTCTTTAGCCTCTACTTCTTCAACTTCTTCCACAACTTCTTCTTCTTCTTCCTCTGCTTTAATCTCAGCAATAAGACCCTCTTCAGCTACTACTAAAATACGTCCGTCTTCCATTTGGTATTCGCCAACTGGTACGGCAATTTTCTCATCTTCAGAAACGATAAAAATTTCTTGTCCAGCTTCAAAACTTTCAGCCTCCAAGATAGCACCGTTCTCTAAAGTTTGTTGCTCAAGCTTAATCTCTTCGGACAAGCCTACAACTTCTTTGATTTTTGATATCATATCATTTGTATTCATATTAATATATAAGTGTTAAAAATTAATTTTGCATTTTCAGACGTTCCCTACACCTTGCGCCCTTAAACTTCCATCACAGCATTTGGTTTTGTAAGTGTTATCTTCACACAAACAACCGCCTCTGCGACTACCCTTTGGGCTTGTTTTACTTGGTGTTATAAATTTTTTTATTCTTCTTAGCATATTACCTTACGCATTTTCCGTTTTTCTTTTTGAAACCTTTAGGACACTTACCATACATATCAACGCTATGTTGTTCGCAAGGCATATACCAAGTTTTACCCTCGTATTCGTGAGTGTGAATTCCCTCGCAACCTATGTTAGAAGACATCTCTTTAGCTTTTTCTTCTGTTGAATAAGCCAATCGGTCGTCTATAATAGCAAAGTCCTCGTTTACAGTCATAGAAGCAAGGCTTAACTCTCCGAACTCTTTTAGTTTTTTAGCAGCGTATCGCTTACCAGCTTTACCACCCCATAATAAATAAGAGATAGTGCCACAAGCTTCTTTGTCGTTTTCATCGTAGAACTCCTCTGCTCTTGACAAGTAAGAATACATACGCTTAATTGTTTCTTCACTTATTGGCTTACCTTGTGCTAATTGTTGCGCTCGTATCTTACCAACCTCAGTAGCGCATTTGTTGTTTACCTTTTTGTTAAGATCTATACCACGTTTAGCATTGTTCTTTACCGCATCTGGGTAATCTGTGTAGCTTTCTAAGGTTGTCTTTTTACCGCTCTTGTATCTTTTATCAGTTTTGATAATAGCTTTTACTTGACTTAGCAAATACTCTGCTTCGGCTTCTTCTATCTTAGCAAGTTCGTCTTTTATGCTTTCTTTAGGTCTTTCCATTTTGTCAGCGAAGTAACCCTCTATGCTAAAGCCTTTTACTTTGCCAGTTTTTACAAACTCATTCCAGATTTGGTCGTTGTTTACTTTTACAGCACCTACCCAAGTACCAAGAGGTAAGTCCATTCCGTATTTTACAGATTTGTCGTGTACCTTATCTTCTACAAGCCAACTCTCTACTAAACTAAGTCCGTTTAATTCGTATTGGTGTTCTAAGGTACTGTTATTCTGTTTGCCTTGCATTAAGTACATTTGCGAAGCTTTTAAGACAGTATCTTTTGAAAAATATATGTAGTACTCATCTTCTCCATTGCGTCTGTATATAGGCTTGTTTGGTATAAGTAGCGCACCCATAAGTATTCGCTTTTCTTTGTCTACTTCTGCAAGTTTAAACTCTTGTGATTTTAAGGCAATAAAATCTTCTTCTATTGCTGGGTTTTCTACTACGCTAATAGCTTCAATCCCTATTTCTTGGTCTTCGTCTAAAATAAGTTCTACAATTCGCATATTAATATATAATAGATTTAAATTTATTTTGTATTTATAATGTTGCGCCCTCGACTATGTTATTTTCAAGGCTTTGTGCTGTTGTTACGTCATTGGCTACTACGAACGCTTGGACTGGTTGTTGTGTTTGTCCGCCTATCGCATCAGCTAATTGGTTTGTATCACTTGCGCCTACTATGTTAAAAGATGGGGGTTGTGCTTCCGCAGCACCAGTTCCAGCCCCACCTAAACTACCAGCAGAGCCACCACCTTTTCCGCCACCAGATAAGCCTGGTATTGCTTGGGCAGCAATAGTGGCAATAGAAGTAGCAGCAGATAGTTTTGTAGCTAAAATTCCTTTAGCAGTCGCAACCGCTTGAACTGCATACATTGGATTTGGAACTGGCCCTAAAGCCACTGGAGTTGCTGCTAAATTAGCTTTTGCTTGTGCTATTGATTTTGCAGCGTTTGATATTACTTGAGCTATTGCTAAACCTTTTTCTACCACTAAAAGACCAGCAGACAAAGCTTTTGACTTACCAGCTAATTGACCTATAACTTGTAAACCGCCTTTAATTGCGTTTGACTTGGCTGCTTGCAAATTTACTTCAAGTTGTGCCATTTCTTGATTAAATTGTTTTTGTGCTGCTAAATCTTTATCATTAAACTCCTTCTGTTTTAATCTTTTTGCTTCATCCCTTGCTGCTTCAAGTTCATCTGTTTTTATATTGTTTTCTTTTGCTTGTAAAATTAAATTATCGTAATGCTCTTGTATTTTAATTAATTCTAAATCTCTTTTTTGTTGTTCTGAAACCGCTTCAGCATCTCTTAAAGTTTTTTTGAAGTCATCTAATTCTTTTATCCTCGCTTTTTCTTCATTGTCTTTTTGTTTGTTTTCAGCCTCTATCTGTTTGCTAATAGTATTGACTTCCCTTTGTACTTGCCTTGCTGTGTTTGCTCTTGCAGCTTGTTGTCTATTAACTGCTGCTATCGCCTCAGCTTCTTTTGTTAAGTTTTCTTTATTACTTCTACTAAAAGTGTTTTCTAAGATTTGCGCATCACGTCTTAATTCTAAAAACTCTGTTTCTTTGTCAAGTAACTGGTCTTCTAAAACTTGTGCATCAAGTAAGGCTTGTTTTCTTTCTGCTGCGCTAAATTCTTCTTCTTGCCTTGATTTAAGCCTTAGGTTTGCAATTTCACTTTCTAATTTAGACCTATCTACAATTAATTTTCTTTCTATTTTATCCGCCTTAGCCCTCATATCAGCAACAGAAGCGGCTTGTTTAAGTTCTTTCTCTTGTTCTTTAATAAAGCCTTTTACTCCTTCCGTTGCACTTGCAACGCTGTCTGTAATACTATCGACCCCAAGAGTAACTTTACCAACCGCATCAGCAGCCACCTTACCAGCCTCTTTAAATTCTCCTTTAAACAAAAGGCTTACTGCCCTACCTAAGTTTGGTATAAGTTCAAGTAAACCCTCAAACCTATTTATTAGGTTTTCTTTAATTAATTTCGTAAAATCCTTTAAGGCTTGTTTAGGGTTTTCAAATACGCTTATTATATTTTCTCCTAAGTCTGCAAGTAAGTCCACTAAATTACCAACAGCCGCACCTATAACAGTCGTTATTTTAGCAAACTTATTTTGCCCATCTTCACTACCTTTGAATGCCGCCGCAAGAGCAACAACGCCTATAACTAAAGCACCTATCCCAGTTGAAATAATTGCAACTCTAAGCGTTTTAAAACTTGTTATAACACCTTTTAAACCCTTTTTAAGACCTTTAAATTTAGAAACAGCACCGCCAGTAACACTATCAAGCACACCGCCCATAGCTTCAGTAGATGCACTCGTTTCTTTCACTTCTTCATTTACACCCTCGACCGCTTTCTCTAAGTTCTCAACTTCTTTTTGTGCTTTCTTAGAATTTACATCTATGTCAATTATTATCTCTTTTGCCATTGTATCTCTTGTTTAAGTGCTTTATATCCCTCTTTTAGTGTTGTAGGTAGTTTGTGTTTACCTTGTGCTATACGGATCGTTTCTGTTTCTCCGTTTGCGTGTTTTAAAAGTTCAAGTATTTGTTTTATCATTAATCTGTTGTTGCGTAAACTATTCTATCATTTGAAAACACCACGCTACTGTCAATGGTGTATCTTGTTCTTATAGCTAATTTAAAAGTTATACCGCTGTCTAAACCAGTAAGTGTTCTTCCACCTATGTCGTTACCTAAAGTTTCTACAAACTCGTCATCTTTGTAAACGTCATATCCAGTAATGTTGTCTGTGTTTAACGCACCTGCTGGTGTCCAAGCTAAAGTAACACTTGAACTTGATGTGGCTGTAACACTTAAAGTAGCCAATCTTGGTAAAAACCCAAACTGTGAACTTCCTACACCAGTAACGCTTTCGCTTAAGGTATACAACTCTAAAGAACTTTTATTAGTCAGTAGGTTAGTTTTTATTGAGTTAATTCTGTATGATTTGTTGCGTATTATAAACTTGTCGTTGAGGTTGTAGTTTAACAGTATGTGTAAAGGCAAGAACGCTTCTACCTTTTTTATTCTACCTTGTCTGTTGTATATGCTTGTTAAATAATCTGCATAGTATTTAGCGAATAGGTTTGTTCCTTTTACCTCTCTAAAAAATTCGTCTATCTCAACACCGAAGTTTAAAGAACTTGAACTATCAAATACACCAATATTCACTTTAACTTGACTTGGTCTGTTGTAAGCTGCAATGTCTTCGACAGCACCAGATGATGTATTTTGAAACTTAAAAGTATCTGAAGTCGATTGGTTTTTTATATACAAAAGCAATGGCGCACCAATAGTGGCACTAAAGTTTTTGTCCAACATAGCACCTTGGCATATTGTAGTTAATTCTGTGGCATCATTCTCATTTGTAAGCCTCTCGTAAAGCATTTTCTCGAAATCTAACTCTACTTTAAATTTACCGCCATCCCATTCATTGTCATTGGAAGCTGGGTAGCTTTCTCCGGCAAAATCATTACCAAGTAGTTCTTGTTGTTTTTGTATTAAAAAACTCTGTTTGCTTTTAAACCCAAACTTAACATTCTTGTATTTTAAAACTTTTTCTATTGTGCTTTTAGAAGTGTCTACATATTTTGTAATGTCATAGCTTGTGCCTTGAAGGTTAAAATCGTTGAATGGCAACGCTTGTATTTGGTTGTTTTCTTTATAAGCCACAAGGTTAAACATTTTAAATATGTTTGTTAAAAAGTCAATGACTTTCATTTTAGGTATTTGCCTTGATATAATTACTTGGTTAGAAGTAGCCAAAGCTGACATAGTATAAACACCGCTCGCAACGTCAGTTATACTATAAGGCAAATTAAGGTCTTGCAATGTTGCGGTTATCTCTATCTCCGAGAAAGTTAAAGTATTTTCTGTTGTTACTAAAATTTTTAAATCAACAACACCCTCACTGTAAGGAGTTTGGTTTGTCCAATAGGAGGGAGAAAGTATAACATCAAAATCTTGCGAGCCAGTGTAGTCCCGTTCAAACAAAACAGCGTTGTCTGAGCTTCTCAAAAGCGTAAAGTTAAATTCGTCAGAACCACCAGCGTCAATATCAAAATTTAATTTTAACCTACGACCTATTAAAGTACCCCCATTGGAGTAACTTATGTATATATCAGCTGGTCTAACATCTGTGCCACTATCAAAATCTAAATTGGCGTCAGTAGGTAAATGAAACCTTGCCTCTAAAACTTGTAAATCACCACCCTCAGTAGAATTACTCATAAATCCACTTTCTCTGTGTAACCACATATAAATATCTCTAAATTCTAAAGAGTTAAAAAAGTCGTTTGACAAGTCAATATCGTAAGTGGTTTCTATTGCCTCTATTATTGCTTTAAGTTTTATTGCTGGTTTAATGTCAAATTGATTTAAAAATTCTCCAGCGGTGCTTTTATATCCAGCGTTTGTATAACGCATATTTTTAGTGTGGGTAATAAGCGGAAAACAAACATCCCCAGATGTAGATATAAACTTGCTTTTTATTGTAGCGTAATCGTAAGCAAAATTTAAACTACTTGGAAATTCAAGCCTACTTAAATCGTCATCGCCTAAAATGTCTTTTAGTTCTATTGTTTCGCCAAAGAAAACCAACTTATACGAGTGCGCTTTATTGTCTTTCATTGAAACGCTATTAAGCCTTAGCTTACCTTTTTTGTAATCTGCACCGTTTAGCTTTATTAAGGCATCAACTCTAAACCTTGCATCGAAGCTATTTACAACATCGTTGTCTTCGTAGTGTCTAAAGAGTTTTGAGTTATGCTTTGAGGCTGGTACATTAAACTGCTGAGAAAATGGCGTAAACACTTTAGAAATGTCCTTAGTGTTCTTTATGGTGTCTGTGATTGTTACGCTTTCATCACTAAACAAATCAAGCCTAACAAAGTCGCTTTTAATTTGGTATATTTCCCCACTTGCAAATATATTATCAGATAAAGCTAAAGTAGTTGCGTTTGTAACCGCTGTTACCTTTGCGCTTGTTCCATCTGTTTTATTAAAGACAATATAGCCTACCTTAACCCCACTTGTAAAGTCAGCAGTAGCATCTACTAAATTGTTTGTTGAGGTGCTTGTGGCTGCGCTTGTGCCAAACTCTGGGTACTTAATTCCATCCCTTATGTATAACTCAAGTATCTGCATTTAGCGTATGTTGTTTATGGTGTCAAAAGCAAACTCTATCTCTATTGTGTAGTTTATGATCTTGTCGTTTAGTTGTGTCTTGTAAGCAAATGAACTACTTGTAACTTGTATTGGTAAGGTCTTAGAGTTTATTTCAATCCAACAATCTTCACTTAGTTGCATCTCTTTAAACACCTCGTTGTAAGCTTCTGGGTAGTAGCCAGTATTAAGGGTTAGTTTCTCTTTACCATTTTTGGTTAGTGTCTTATCTTGGTGGTTGCTTATGCTGTAACTTGCGCCGCTAATTATATTCTTTTTAAACTTCTCTGTTTTGGTTGTTAGCGTTTCATTTGTGCGCTTGAAAAACCAGATATCTTGCAACACCCCAAACTTATTTATAAACGTAATCTTGTAAGGCGTAAACTTACACTCGCTTTCACTTGTTACTGTTAGCTTTGTAACGCCAGTAGAACTATCTACTAATATTGTGTCAAAGTCAAATAGCGTGTATTCGCCCTCAAAGGCTGTAAGGCAATCGCTACCCTCAAAAGTACCGCCATCTTGTATAACTCTATCCTCAAACTCGTCTGAGCCATTTACACCGCTTGTAACGTATTCTATTTGCTGATCATTTTCATCAGTTGATGTTATAGCTTTCGTATAAACTTGCGTTCCGTTGTTTAGGTATGTTACTTGTGTTGCTAAAGACCTATCTACTGCTATTACAGCTGGTGCATCATCAAGCTTAACTATCTTAGTGTTTGATTGTAAAACCGCTTGGCTGTTTGTAGGGTTTGCACCATCCTCAAACAAACCATAGCCAAAAAAGGCTTTAAGTTGCGTGTAACCGCTTGTGGTTTGCGCTACACCTTGTATAAATTGTGTTGTTCTATAATCTACCCACCAGATGTCTGTTGAGTAATCTCCATCAAATACATTAGTAAAGTAATCTCTTACAAGTTCGGCTATTTCAAAAGTGCATACGTTATTAACCGCAAAGGAATTTAAAAGGTAGATGCGTGTGCCTCTGCTTGTTGTCTGTGTACCTTGATATATATACAACTCAAGCTGTGTGCTTGTTAGGTTTGTTACTGTGCCAGTAGTTATATAGTACGGACTTCTTACGTTTATCTTGCTCATTTCTTGTTAATGTTTACTTGTATTTGTTTCTCTAAGCCTATTGAGTAAGCCTCTAATAACTCATCTGGTAATCTTTTAAAAGCAGCCTCGAATGGTTTTGTAAAAAACAAACTTGGTCTTATACCTCTTTTTTTAATCGCCTTTGCTATTGCAAACTTTATCCCTTCACGCTTTACGAACTTACCGCCAGAGCCTCTTGGTGCAATTCCCTTTCTAACTACCCAACTATCTAATGACTTAGTGGGTGGCATCTTGTTAGTGTACTTGTAAGGCGTGTTGTATTTCTTTTGTGTTCCGCTTACCCCTTTGTCTTGAAACTTACCATAGTCAGCCATATTAAAGGCTAAGGACGTTTTTTGTGCGCTTTGTGATACTTGGTAACCCAAAGAGTTATAAAGTTCCTTAGAAGCGTTCTTTTTGCCCTTAGTCAAGTTGCTTCGTGATTGTTGAATAACGTATTTAGCAAACTTGTTCAGTTCATCCCTTAAAAACTTATCTGCTAACATATAGTAATATCGTTATGTATTATTACGTCCATTGTTGCAGCGTACCCAGCAAGTCGATTATCAAACCTTTCATAAAATGGCTCAAGCGATGGATCGCCCTCAAGTTGGAATTTGTCGCTGTATAAATCGCCACGTCGAAGCACCATTACCAACTTATTCAGAACTGCTAATTGTGTGTTAAGTACATCTTGTTCGTTGTTGTTGCCTCTGAAGATATCTGTGGTAGCATCCTTGCTTTCATCAACAATATCCATAGCCATAACAGTAATGTTAAAAGATATTACTTGCTCTTGTAGTGTTACAGAGTTTACTATAATGTGTGCCAAAGGAAATATGCTTTGCTTAGATAAGTCAATGTCGAATATGTCGCCAGTTGTAACTGTGTTTACATTCACATCGCTTAAAAGCTGTGTTTCTATTGTTTCTGTAATTTGGTAAAACCCTCTAATTCCTTGTTGGCTCATTATCTGTTATTTGAATTTGTTTTTAATCTGTGATGCTTCTATTTGGTTTTTTTCTTTTGTGTATTCTAAATATGTTAAGCACTGGTGTACATTTAGTTCAGTGATATTTTTAAATCTTGTAATATCGCCTTGAGCGATCCCATAGAGTGCGTTAAACCATCCCCATTTGGATGTGAAATTAGATGCTGTGCTAAAGCCTTCTCGTTCTTCGTGTCCAAAGAGTTCAACATAACCATCGATAAGTCCTTGCCTAAACTGTAAAAAAAAACAATAGCACCTAATACTACATCTAAGGGAAAGTCCTTAGCGTTATCGCTTGTGTCTGGGTCGTATTGCTTTATTGTGTACCTTGTGCCTCGCTTGTGTTCTATTGGTCTAAATAGTACGTTTACTGCTCTGTGTAAATTATCGTTATCTCCTATGAAAGTGTCTAAGTCCATATACTCGCCAAAGGTCATATCGTCTAACTCTGGGATGAAGCCATAATCTACACCGCCTAAGCTAAACTTATTTATAAGCTGGTGGTTAGTGTCAAACATAGTATTTATAATCTCGCATACCTCTGCTATGTCTGTGGCTTTCATATTGCGTACTACTATCTCTGGCACTTTACAAAATATCTCTACAATCTTAAGTTGTATCGCTGTATCGTGTGTGTCCTCAAGCGTTCCGTCTAACTTAGCAAACTCTTGGTATTGTCCTAAGGTTATTTCATTAAGGCTTGATGGTATTCTTAGATTAACTTTCATATTA